AAGATTCAAGTCGATAGCTGCTTGTGCCTCTTGACCTGCTGCTTCTGCAGCTTTCAGATAATCGTCGTATGCAGCTTCTTCTAATTCATTTCTTCTTTTAGCATCTTTGTAATCAAGGTATGCTTTACCAACTGAAGTAGCTGTATCAACAATACCTTTATATTCATTATACGCTTTTGGTAATGTTTTTGTAAAAAAATCTAATACTCCCATATTTCTAATTCCTTGATGTGTGATTATATACTAAAACCGCAGGGATTCTACCTGAACCTACCAGTTTACTTAATTTTTTAGCCATCGTCAATATATTATAAGTCGCCACTACCAGCTCCTAGACCTAAGCTAGCTACTTTTATATGGACATCTCTTCTTATATGTTCTCTTTGAGTAGCAGTATCAGGGTTATTTACGTCAGCGTCTGCTTCAGCATCTGACATGTATTCTGCACCTGTTTCTGTATTAGTTAAAGTAACTTCTACTTCAGGTGTTATAACGTGGGTTCTTTTTCCATCTATTTTTTTGTATTCGCTTTTTGCTTCTTGCTCTATAAAAGGCATAGTTCTCCTATTGTCTACTTGTTTGTAGTACTGATGCAGTCATCTTTATAACATCAGTTGTAGCACATTGCATCTTTAATTTATCACCTGCTTCTAGTATCAATATATTGTTAAAAGTCAGGACATCTACACCCTTACTAGGGGTTACGTTTGCTACATCGTATTCAAAATCAGTGGTGCTAGAGGCATCATATACCTTAATAGTTACATCTAAAGCACTTCCATGAGTGTTAAAAAGCTTTATTGTTTTAACAATAGATGTAGTCTCATCGGGTGACTCATACATGTCTACGTCAGACCCTGCTGCGTTAACTGTTTTTTGAATATTTTTATATACGTTAGCCATTATGACATAAAGAAATTAAATCTCTCTTGTTGCTCCTTTTCTTGTGTTAAAAATGTTGAATTTAATTGTTCAATCAAAGATGTAATGGTTCTATTTATTTGTCTTTGATTATCTTCTGTGTATTCTTTTCTTGGCTCTGGTAATCTTACTACTATTTTTGTCATTATCTTCTCCCATCTGCTTGAACATCTACTTGGAAAGTACCATATCTCCACTTTTCACCAGCACTTTCGTTTTCTATTTTTACATTTGCATATCTTCCTCTGGCTCTAGTATCAAATTTAGTTGAACTAGCAACAACACTAAATGGACTATATTTACTTGTGCTTGCAGTAGATGCAGGAAAGTCTTTTAATCCTATCGTTACTTTAGCTGTGCCATCTAATGTTTTAAAATCAGGAAAAAATCTTCTCATTGCTAAAAAGAATTCTCCCATTCCTTCTGATGTTTGTATTGCAAAATCATATGATTGTACAAAAGAAGTTAAAGCAGTCGTAGTTCCATTAGGATTAATTTGATCTGTGCCTACTTCATGTTCAAAATAAACTGTTTGACCAAGACCATTCGATCCTACAATACTTGGAAATGTTCCTGTAGAAGAAGAATTAAATTGTGTTGCATGTGGTCTTGGATATACTGTTGAGTCAATCCAAGTAGTTCTAATTGAATTTGTATTAACTCCTGTATACCACACACCACCTGGTGTTTGACCTGATTCACCATAATTGTAAACTACATATCTATCATTATATGCTGAATTAGATGTAGGGTAATACCAAACAACTTCTGTAAATAGGTTATTAATACCTGCTACAACTTGTTGTCCTTTTGTTGTATCAAAGTCATCAAATACATAATCTTCTACCATACAAGGTAAAGAGTTTACTGTACCATCAAATGCAAAGAAACCGTTATTACCAATCCAATAAGCAACACCATCTATTTCACAACATGCGTTTTGACCAATCAATCCACAGTTTGTACCAACTTGTTCAAAGCCAAATGTAAATGGTGCACCAATAAATTTCATAGTGTACAGAGCGTTATCTGTCCATACTAGAATATTTTCTTTTGCAACAATAGCTCCCATAATTTTTGTACCATCTTGTAATCTTTGCGAACCTGCGCTGTTTTCTGCTGTAGGTGCATATACGTTTATTTGTTCTTGATTAGAAAATCTTATAAACATATCATCTTGTGTTTGAGGATCACCTATAGTTGTTTCTGTTCCAAAATGAATTAAGTGTCTTGTTGTTGGTGAAATTAATGTAGATCTAGATGCAGTAGGATTTCCTTCGGTCCCACTTATAGCTGTTACAAAATTTGTAGTTAATGTTGATGCCCGAGTAGTAAAGTTCGCTGCAATAGAAGAATCCCAAGTAAAAGTTTTACCATTAGAAATAGTTGCAACCAATACTTGACCAAAGTTGTTTAGTGACCAGAGACCTGGTTCTAGTGTAACGGTAGACGCTGCAACTGCATCACCCCAGTTACCCCACTCTGTTGCATCTTGAACTGTTGTATTTGTAGAATGAGCTTGACCATTAGATGTTCCAGTAGTTGCTGTTCCTTTAGCACCTCTAGTAATACCTAAAAATTGTGTAGAATTTTTTGATGTATATGTAATTAATTCTGCAGTTGGTAAAGTTCCAACAGCTATTGTACCTGCAGACGCAAATCCTGTTGTGCTATCTACGGTTACTGCAGTTCCTGATCCACCTGTACCAGCAGTATCTGCATTTAATGATCCATCTAATTCTGTGCTTTGTGATCCGGTAACATTTCCTCCATAGTTTCCAATACCAAAACCATAACCATATGATTGTGCTGAAGGACCTACTGCTTGATAAGGATTTACTGTACAAGAACTACCTGAAGTTAAATCTGATCCACCACCGTTTGTTTCTGCTGATGGTGATGTAACTGTAAAAGTTGTAGAACTTGGAACTGTAATAACTTGACAAAGTTTATCTTCAAAAGTTGACGCTGCAATACTAGACCCTGTTGGCATGGTTACTGAATCTAATTCAACAATGTCTCCTATTTCTAAACCATGATTAGTAGACGTAGTAATGGTTACTGCAGTTCCTCTAGTTGTGCTGGTTGTTATAGTAGAACCTGTAAATTGTGTTTGTGCTCCTGCATTATTACTTCTGTAAGGAGTAATGTCATAAAGTTGACCTTCAAAATATATAAGTAAAAATTTATCTGTACCAATAGCAACATATCTATTACCTTCTAAATCAACAAAAGCATGTTGCTTTCTTGCTACACCACATATTGTATCACTTAACAAAGAAGCCCATCCTCCAACTTTTTCAGGAAGGCTATATCTCCATCTAGTATTATCGGAATCTACCCATCGATCTGTTGCACCAACACCTGTGTCTTGTTTATCGACACCCGGTTGAAATTTCATTTCAAAAAGAGCCATCTGTTAAGCTCCTTACGCTGTATTAGTTTTATATGCCCAACCTCTAGTCGAGTCTACATATACTAAAGTTATTGATTGACCGTTTGTATTTAAAGTTAAATCAGATGTTCCTGAATTAATAGGTGAACCATTTCTACCAATAGTACAATTGTTTGAATTCCATGTGCCTCTGGTATCTAAAACACTAACCTCATCTCCAACAGATGGTGATGCTGGCAGGTTTATTGTTATTGGATTGGCTGTTGTATTAGCAAAAATTTGAGCTCCTGCTACTGTTGTGTAAGGACTATTAGCATCTGTTATAGTTGCATAACCTTTTTGAATTATGTCCATTACTGTTTCAGTGCCATTTGATTTACAAAGAACAGTTGCTCCTGGTGGTATTTGAGTTGTGCTACCACTAGCAGTTAATACCCCTAAAGTTCTATTAGATGTGCCTCTTACGGTATCATCTTTCATAATCCATACTCTAGTTACACCAGAACCTGATGGCATAGTTATAGTTCTATCTCCACCTAAAGTTCCATATAATCTTAAATATGCATTTTTACCATTTGATGTTGCACCATCTGTTAGTAGTAAGGTAACACTACCTGAAGCCATATCGACATCTAAAGCTCCTGATGATGATTGTTCTAATATTTGTAGGTTGGTATTAGTAATACCACCCCATTGACCAGCTTTTTCGCCGGTTGTTATAATTTCTAATTGTATATCTGATGAATAACTTGATGCCATAATTTTATACTCCTGGATCTATTGGTGTCCAGACCATGTTTGCTCCTGGTATTATTTCACTCCATGTTATAGCCTGTGCTGT